AACAAATAAAACACTTGTTGCTGCTAGAACAAAAGGTGGCCAAAACCCATCAAACCACTGGGGAGTTTTTTACACTGAGAATGGACCGTGGGATCCAACTTGGATGATAGCATCCAGTGATATGACTACAGGATCAACCTCAAGTACATGGGCACCGGACTACACTAGAATTAAAATTCAGCGCCAAGGTGATATCATTACATTTTACACTACAAATTGGAATGATGTTGATAACTTTCAAATTTCTTCTGAAATAGTTGTAGATTTATCAAGTGATTCTAGACTTGCATCATTTATGGGCGAGTCACCATATGGTTATTATAGTCACTCACAAGGAGGTTCAACATATTTTGATGTAGAATTTAATGGCGGGCTTGATGGAGAAACTATTTTAGATGCTGAAACTCCTGCCGTGTATATATGGAATGGAGCAGGATGGGATTTATCTACTGGCCCAGATGCAGTAACTATACAAGATTCGATTGGATATATTAGAAAAGTTGATAATCCAGTAACTGGTGGTAGATTTATAATTAAAGAAACCGACGTGGAATATTTAGGATTGCTAACAAGCATGACAAATTTGAATAGTAGTAAAATTTTAAATGAAACACAGCACTTATTAATCAATACGTCAACAAGTTCAGTGGGTGCAGGTAATAATGTAAGAATAGTTGGATTATATGAAACAGGCAAAGAAGAAAAAAACTTACTTTCTGGTCTTCCTAATTTAAATACTTATTCTGCATTTGATTCTAGTAACGGTAGTACATTTAACAGTATCTCATCAACATATTTTAATGAAAATAATTTAGATATTGTAACACTTCAATTAATTGATGGAGTTGTAGTGTTTGATGATGGCACCGTAGGTAAAGTAACCGCAGTGACATATAATACTATTAGTTATGAACCATCAGATGATTTTAATTTATGGGATAAAGGAGAATAATAATGACAAATTCGTTAAATCTACCCAAAAATGTGCCAAATGGTACCACATTTTCACAATTTGGAGTTACATATACGTATAATTCAGCGAATGATGTATGGGCGGCAAATATACCTCCAACTATTGATGACATGGTTGATGTTGATATAACTACTATTGCACCTACAGCCAATCAGATATTAAGTTGGGATGTAAGTACTAACAATTTCATTCCTAGTGACGGATTTGATGCACGGTTGTCGGCAAGTACAACGGATGATGTATCAGAAGCCAGTAATTTATATTTCACAACTGCACGTGCCAGAAATAGCATTTCAGTATCAGGCGACTTGTCGTATAATTCAGCAACTGGTGTTACATCCTTTACTGAAAGAACTGATAGTGAAGTCAGAGGACTTATATCGGTATCAGGCGACTTGTCGTATAATTCGACAACTGGTGTTATATCATATACTGATACAGACATAGATGCGTATACTAAATCAGAAGTTGATAACGCAATAAACACTATTGAATTAACCCCTGGACCACAGGGCGATCCAGGACCAGCAGGCCCAACAGGCGCAAGTGGAGGAACAGGAAGTACTGGGCCACAAGGTCCAACAGGACCCCAAGGGCCAGCAGGACCACAAGGGCCAGCAGGCTCAAGTGGAAGTTCATCTACAACATTTGGCGCTGTTGGAACCTATGCTTTTCTTGTTAAAAATGGATCAGGTTTTGCATCTGGCGCTTCAGTTTCAGGTAGTTCATTACAAAGTGGCGGTGTTAGTGCTGCTATGAGTCTCGCCAGCAATAACACCTCTTATAGTGCAAACATGTCACAATTGTCACGCGGGGACACTACTATGTCAGGTACTTGGCGTGCTATGGGTTCTGTGACATATAGTAATGCCAGCACCTTTGGCCGAGGCACAGTGTTTCTACGAATTTCTTAAATAATTAATTTCAATAAGGATATCATAATGAATAATACAATAATTACCAATATAACAATAACAGAAGTTCGTAATGCTGTATCACTACAGTCTGATAATCTTCGTATGGATGTAGAGATTAATCACCCGGACTACGGCTGGATACCTTACACATTAGATCCTGCTGATACTGACATGACTATCGATAATGATGCAGTCATGGCTCTTATCGGCACAGACTTCGTAGCATACGTTGCTCCTACTCAAGAAGAGTTGGACTCTGCCGTTGCCGAACATGTTCGTTCAGAACGTGATAATATTTTAGTTACAGAGGTTGATCCATTAGTAACTAATTCACTACGTTGGGGCGACCTAACATCTGAAGAAAGAGATGAATGGGCAAAATTTCGTAGAGATTTGTTAGACATTACAGATCAAGATGGCTTTCCACATGACATTACGTGGCCAACTAAACCAACATAATTCCAATGGAATAATTATATATGGCAAATTCATTAAATTTACCTAGAACTGCACAGCATAATACAAAACGCACATAATGCTTTTCGCAAGGATATCATAAACAATTATTCATTGTTAAAAAACTTTTTTAGTGTTTCACACAGTGATATTTTTTTGTTGTTTTCATTCTCTTTAACCCAGTCTGGGAATCTTTCGAATAGTTTTTTCCACTGTATTAATTGGCTATGGGTGTCATATACTCGTACAGCATATTCTCCGCTGTTTGCAATTGATGATGATGTTGCTATTGCTTTGAGTTGTTCTTTGCAAGTATATAAATCTTCTATATCTTTATCTACTGCTAGAATTATGTCACTAAAATATTCAATATCTGAAAACCGATCTATTAAAAATCTATGGTGTTCTTTTTTAGATTTGCCATCATATAAAAACATTATTTCTTGTAAATCGTAGTATAGTGCTTTTATTGGATTTATAGTATCTCGGTAACGTTCTATAACCTCAGGGATAATAAACGATTTATTCAATGTACTTAAATTTTCTAATGCACTTATAGATAGCATATTTATTTTTTGTCGTTGTGATGTTATATTTTTTTGAAATGTTTTTCGTATTCTTTTAACAACAATATCTATTATCTGCTTTTCATCGTCTGACATATCATTTTTCAAAAATTCTATATGTCCAGGTGTAGAATTGTTAATAGCCATGCTTAAAGTATCCGACACTTTGCCGGATTTTAAATACTCTCTGCATTCCTTTAGGAACTTTTTCTTTTTGAAATCTATTATTTTCAATGGAAACTCTCAATCAATTACACCTTCATATATATTTATAGTGAATTTATGATTGATTTAAGCATATTTAACTTCTTTTTCTTGAAAAGTGTTCTCTTTGCACCTGGATGTAATGGTTTTGGAAAATAATTATAATTTATCCAAGCATATCCACCACTTTCATCATTTATTATAGGTGTAAATTCATTATCTATTATCACAACAAACGTATAGTAACTAAATGTTTTATCTCTTGCATGATATTGATCTAATGGATAAACTTTTTCCACACAGTCTTCTACATTTATTCCGATCTCTTCTTCAAGTTCTCGTAATAGTCCTTGTGAAACATTTTCATTGTCTTCTATTTTTCCACCCCAAAATGCCCAATTTCTTGCATAAGAACTTTTTAATGATCTATTTTGTAGTAAAATTCTTCCTGTATCTTTAGCAACTATACAAGCACCCGCTGCTCTAATCATTAGAATTGCCTAATAGCTCTAATCTCCAATATCCTGCTTCATAAATACCTTGAAACGTATCAACCCACTCGCCATCGACTAATTTAAATTGCTGTGATGTAAATGCATTTGTAACATAATTGGTAGAATCTATTTTTGATGCATCAAAACTAATTACCCATTCGATGCCATTATATTCTATAATATCATTTACTGAAATATCAATATTCCATGCAGAACTGGCATCAGTATTACCCAAGCATAGATATCTTTGACCTACACCAGAGAACGGTAAGTTACCGAATCCAGGTTTACTTTCTGCAGGATCAATTACTCTATCTACTGCTGTAATTGTGTTTACTGGCAATGTATCAACATCAATCTGCAAATTAAGTACAGAAGGATCATCGGTAGTTGATAGTGTACCTATCAAATCATCGTCTAAATTCTCCAATGATCCGTGATATTTAAGTCTCATTCTTGAAATGCCATCGTCGAATAATCCATAGTTATCTATTACTGTTTCCCATGTTGTATTATTGTCCCAATTTCCATTTTCTAATACTTTTGCAGTGACATTTCCACTTTCATTTATGATCTGCAATGCGTAATTTCCTGGAGTTACAACAACTGTAGTTTGTGCTTCTAAATCTGCAAAAAACTCAAATGCGTTAGGATCATAATCCAACGTATCGATATCGTTGTATGTGTAAACATTATGTATTACATTTCTAATTACATTTTGTCGGGTAACTTTGGCAGGTGGATTAATCCATATTGGTATTTGAAAGAATAGACTTGCGATATCTATTTGATCATCAATTCCTGCTGGAATACCTCTACTACTCCATTGAATATCAGTTAATTCAACGGTTGTGATTGTTGTCCAGTCTATGGCATTATCGTTTTGTTGTATTTCTAATGCTGGATTAAACAATACTAGTATTTGCTCTAGCAATTGTAATTTTTGATCCGTATTTGATGTCCATATATCACATTGCATATTAAGTATATATGGCACTGGCATCAATCTACCTACACTATATCTATTACCATTTTCATTACTATATTTTCCTGTACTGGAATCGAATTTTCTCTCATTTACATTAACTTTATCGCTGAAGAATGGCTCTTGTAATCTTGCGCGATCAGGTTGTAAGCTTTGTACGTATGAAGATATAAATGGTGCAGAGTTAACAATATTCTCACTATTATTTTTAAGTATTGTTGCTGCCATTCTTGTAACATCGCCATAGCGACTTGGAACTTTAATATAATAATCTGACGTGCCATCATTTAACTTTTTACCAGTTTTTACATTAAATCCACTGAATATACGAATAAATTGCAGTAAGTATCTTCTTACTTGTTCATCATAGAAATGTAATTGTCTTATATCTGCCATATCTTATCCTTCGTTATCTATCTTTGGTCTAATTGCTTTTGATAGATTAACCCTTGAAACAATTTCAGTCCCATCGTCTAACGTTACTTTACCATCATTGTTAATGAACTGATGATGTAAGTAATTACCGACTTGCCATCCTCCATCATCATCTTCTATTTTATACCATTTATTATTTCTGTATTGAAATAATCTCTGTGGAGAATAATCTGTTCTTAAAAAATATGCATTTTCGACTGCATTTGTTGGAAATTTATTTCCTGAAGCAACAGTTGCGAAATCTACATCACTGGGGTGTTCTGAATCTTCTATCGCATATTCTAAATTATTTTTTCTATAGTCGTAATATTTGCCTGGCACATTTTCTTGTGCTTCGGAAACAATCGCTTCATTTATATTTAGTTCTTTGTTATATGTTGAAAGTAAATTCTTCAAATCATCTACTTCTTCGCCTGTTCCAAATATATCTGAATATTCCTGTGTGTCTTGTAATTGTTTACATCTAATTCGCCATATATGTGGCCACCAACCCGGATCAAATCCTTCTGATGATTTGGATCCTTCTTGTACAACCCAATATTGATTCACTGCTTCGGCCTCTTCATCCAACAGTAAATCATCTCGCATATGAGGTAATTCAATCACATCGCCTGTCATTAGTTTTCTACCTAGTCTTTCTACCATATCATTGATATGCACTTGAAATATACTCTGATCTGTTCCTAAAAACATTCCAAATTGTGATAAGTCAAAATCTTGATCACTAACAGTGTATGTTCCACGCAATTCGAAAATTGTTGTATCGTATTTGCGATCACGATTTTCCATAAACAGCAAGTCTTGAATAGGAGGATTTGCCGGATCATAATTAGGATCAGTTTCATCAACCGATCCTATATACTTGTGTACTAGCAATGCAGTGCCGCCATGTTCAAAATGGGCTTTAACCATATTGTCAACGAACTTGTAGTCATTGCCTTTTCTTGGATTCCATAAACTTAATCGTGGCATTATTTTTTCCTTGATTTATTACTGTATTTATCTTTTATAAATAATATAAATCAATAGTATAAAAGGAATAATATTATGTCAGGTATTTCATACCTAAACAATTTTCAAGTTGGCAATATAGTAATTAGAGATTTTCTGCCAGATATGTTAATAAAGCAATTTAAATTTTGGGCAATGAATAATAAAAATATTCATCGTGGTACGGGTATTGATGGTATTTATTATTCGATGCATGATAACAAACGTGAATATGAGATGTGGTGGACAACACAACCACCGGCAGAGATGTGGTTACCTATAGCAATCGAACTTACAGATCAAATAGATAGATTATTTGGTAATGATAAATGGGAAATACATGCGGTTGATTGTATTACTACCCGTCCTAATAAATCTGATTTATATGCACATATTGATACCCCATATAGATTCGAAGAATTTTCAAATAGTACTGATACATTAGGAGTACAAATTATTATACCACTAGATCATTTTACAATAGAGAATGGTGCAACTGCTTACATACCTGGATCACACATGGATAATATAGATTTAAAAGATTTGGAAGAAAATAGAGAATACTATAATAATAAATTATTAACAGAAGGTCAGCAATTTTTAGCAAAACCTGGAGATGTGTTAATGTATGATGGTAGAACATTGCATAGTACAATGCCGAATAATTCCAATGATTTTAGAAGTGCACTACTAATAAATGCTCTTAATAAAGATATCATTGCCAGAGTGAAAGAACTTGATACCGATACAAATCATATTAAAACTTGACATTATCTTATAATAATGTATACTTAACTTAAATATGGTTAAGGAGTGATTCGATAATGGTCTCAACATTGAAAAGAAAAAAATCAAAGCCAGCAAGAACCCCAAAGTTCGTGGATGAAAAATATACTGGTCCAGAACCTGATTGGCTGTATGCAGAAGATATGACTGCAGAAGAATATTATAGAGAACGTGCACGTACTACATTTTATTATAACTATTTCTTTACACCCAAAGATGGCAAACCATGGGTAATAGATTGGATGAAAAAGAACGAATACACCAAAGAACAAATTTCTGCGGTTAAAAATGTGACTGATAGTTGGATTCCCATGTCGGTTTGTTCATACGCACGTGCATTGACCAAGGGTATGCCGGTGAATCATTCAGATGTATCAAATTACATGAAGACCTTACCTGGCGTAGGATCCGATAAATTAAAAGATGCTGATGCATATGTAATTGATAAATTAGAAACTATAATTGAAATGGGTATGGTAAATAAAGAGGCCAAAGAAGAAGTGGCTAAAGCAAAAGATGCACCGCGACCTAGTATTCAACAGTTACTACGAGATAAAGCTATGGAAATGTCAATTGCGATTGAAGATTTCATTGATGATTTTGATTATAGTAAAGCGGCACTAAAACAATTTGATCCTCTTCGTCTGCTAAAAAAAGAAGATGCGAAAGGAAATCATGCAAAGCATATACAAGCGATTTATAATAATGCATTCGAAGAGATTGACACAATTATTAATCCTCCCAAGCGTATGAGTGAAGCAAAAAAAGATGATTATGAGCAAATAAAAGAAGGATACAATCATTTAAAGAAAGAACAAATTAAGAATTTGTGGACAATGTATCGTAGTATTCTAGATGCATGTGAAATGATAATTCAAGAAAGTAAAGTAAATCGTACTCCTCGTAAGAGTAAACCTAAGAGTAAAGAGAAGATCGTTGCAAAAGTAAAATATTGCAAACAAGATACTGCAACTAATAGTGTGAGTCAAAAGCCACTAGAGTGTTTGGATGCACAGGCTATTATGACATACAACACGAAAACACGTAAGTTGGGCATATATTATCCTTCTCCGAAAAACAGTTTGTCATTTAAAGGCACAACTCTTATAAACTTTGATGAAAATAAAAGTGTACAAAAAACTATGAGAAAACCAGCAGAACAAGTATCAATGTTCAAGAAAGTTTCCAAGCGTTCACTACAAAAAGAGTTTGCATCTGTTAAAAGTGTTGAGACAAAAATGAATGGTAGATTTGGTGATCAAACATTGATACTGCGGATTTTTTAGTTTCTGATAAATACTGTTATATCGGAGATTAAAATATGCCTGAAACCAGAAACAAAATTAAGAATGATGTGATAAAACAAATCAGACTATTACTAGGTGATGGTATGATTGATATTGAGTTAGATCCAGAACATTACGATGTTGCATTAGATATTGCTCTTTCTAAAATAAGGCAACGTTCAGAAAATGCAGTAGAAGAAGATTTTTATGCATTGGAATTAAAAGAAGATGTATCTGAATACACACTGCCAGAAGAAATAATTGAAGTAAAACAAATATGGAATCGTTCATTTGGTAACGGTGTATCTGGAGGAGTTGATATGGATCCATTTGAATTGGCATATGCCAATTCATATTTCTTTCTTAACAATCATATTGGTGGAGTTGCAACATTTGATTTCTTTACTCAGTATCGTGAAACTTTAAACAAAGTAGCAGCAACTGACATTATGTATATTTGGAATCCTGTAACTAAAAAACTAAAACTATTGAGAAAAATGCGAGCCGATGCGTTAGTTCTTATTCATGTACATGTTGAGCGTAATGATGAACAACTATTAGTTGATCCATATCTTAAATCTTGGTTGAGAGATTATGCACTGGCAAATTGCAAACGAATGTTGGGTGAAGCACGTGGTAAATTTTCATCATTACCTGGCGCACAAGGAGGCGTTACATTAAATGGTGCAGAAATGAAGGCAGAAGCAGATGTAATGATTGATAAGTTAGAACTTGATCTTTCAAACTATCTAGACGGATCAGCACCACTTGGATTCATAATTGGATAACTTTTTGAGTATGAGTTATAAATTACCATTTTCCTGTACTTACACCTATTAGCCAAAAAATTAAAACTAATATGCTTCCGCCAATCGCTGCGGCGATTAAGCCTATGATCCATTCAAAAATCATTTGTTTTTGTTCTTCTTTTGCATAAACTTCTTTAGTACGTTTCTTACGCATTTCGCCTTCCAGACGTACAATTTCTTCCCAAGCTGATGGACCATAATACAATGATATGTGACTACGCAAGTCTTCCCGTAGTTCTTTTGCCTTTTGTTTATGTCCCCATACTTCTAAGGCATTAGCTTCTATTTTGCTTGCTCCAAACATTTTCTTAAACAATGGTGGATTTTGTGCTTGCTTGTGTGAAAAGTCCAAGTCACTCATCGCACCTGCCCATTGGGAAAGTTGCCCTGCCATATCATGCAGTTCTTTTCCTGTTTGTATTGCCGATTTAATGCCGCGATATGCAGCGGATGCCAAGCCAATGGCCGTTACTGGATCTATCATAAAATTGTCACTCTCACCCGACTCTATTACAATACTATTTACATAAAATATTACATAATTTATATTGGTACTTTATCATAAATTTACATTTTGTATAGTTTAGTATAAGTTAGCGATAACTACAATATAACATGATAAATAAATTTGTTATGACACTAGATGAACTTAAAAAACTGAATGAAGTGTTTTTTGCAGTCAAGGGACACTTATTTCCAGGATCATACTCTACAAACGAGATGCGTAGTGTATACGAGTCTTATATCAGACGTTTATGGGGAAACCATGAGCGACTAGTAAATTCAAATGCTGATTTTGAAGATATTTGGAATAACCGAACGACATGGTTAACTCCAATATCTGAAATCGATGATGATGATGATATTTCTAAGGTCGCACATTTAGGTTACGATTAGACTTGACAATCTATTAATTCAATGCTATATTAGTCCATACAACGAATCTAGAGGAATATAGTATGAGTAAGCCTACATTACTGGTCATTGGTCACGGCAGACACGGAAAAGATACGGTGTGTGAATTCTTACGTGATGATTATGGTTATTCGTTTGAAAGCAGTTCCCAATTTTGTTCAAAACTATTCATTTATAATAATTTAAAAGACAGGTATGGATATGCTTGCGAAGAAGAGTGTTACGCAGATAGGCATAGTCACAGAGAAGAATGGTATAACGCCATTTGCGATTATAATGTTCCTGATGCTGCAAAACTTGGTAGAGAAATGTTTGCTTCTTATGATATCTATTGTGGCTTGCGAAATAAGCGTGAATTTTTCGCAATGAGAAATACTGGTGTTTTTGATTATGCTATTTGGGTTGATCGGAGTATGCATTTACCACCTGAGTCTAAAGACAGTATGAGTCTTGAACAGTGGATGGCAGATTATACAATTGATAATAATGGCGACCTATCAGAATTAAAATTCAACTTAGATCAATTAATGAAATACATCTCTTAATAGTTTCTTTATATATTCACTTTGTAAAATAATTGTCTATGTAGTTAATTCAAAACTGCGTATTTTTTGTGGTTTTTAATAAATACTTTTAGTAAACAAATATGTTTTTATAAGGAGAAACAGAATGGCGACATTAGTATCCCCAGGCGTATCAGTAATGGTAACGGATGAATCACAATATGCATCCGCTACACAAGGTACCCTACCGCTTGTTGTAGTAGCAACAGCATCAAACAAAATGGACGGCTCAGGCTCAGCAATTGCAGCCGGCACAATACCACAAAATGCAGGAGTTGCATATCTAGTTTCTTCACAGCGTGAACTAGTAGAAACTTTTGGTGAACCAAAATTTTATGAAGTTGGTGGTTCAGTAGTACAGGCATCAGAAACTAGTGAGTATGGGCTATTAGCAGCATACCAGTATCTAGGTGTTTCGAGCAACGCATATGTAATTCGTGCAGATATTGATCTAGCAGAATTAGAAGCATCCACCGAAGTGCCTGCTGGTGTATTGGTAAATGGAACATTTTGGCATGACACATCAGCAACCGATTTTGGCTTATTTGAATTCGATGGAGAAAATTGGACTGCTAAAACACCCGCGATTATAGTAGATGAACCTGGCACAGGAAATCTAGAACTGATGAATTCATCAGGCTACGCTGCACCAGTTAATACATTTGGATCATCTGGTGATTTCGCAGTAGTTACTGCAACAGTTAAAATGACATACTGGAAAAAAGTAGGAACTACATGGATTCTATTAGGCGATGTAGGTTCACCTAACTTCTCATTTGCAAACTTTGCACCAACTAATGCTGTTGCAGATGATGTATATGTAAGATTAACACGCCAGGGGGGTGGCTTAAATATAAATCTATCTGTATTCGATTCGATTTCAGGTGGATTCCGGGCACAACAAGTTGCAGTATATGCGTCAGATGATGAAGCAAGTAGTAATGCTCTTGTTGTTGCTGGTGATGTATATGCAATGCGTGATGATAGTCTTGGTTATGTACAACTTCGCAGACATACTGGCGCACAGACTACAAGTATACAAAGTGAAATCGGAATTGTAGATACAACGTCAATTACTTCTACATTTACTGTTGGTTCAAGAGATATGATTGCATCTTTTTCATTCTCAACCGCATCTATTGATACTGTAGTTACTACAATGCAATCAAATTCGGATTTAAATAATAATAATATCAGTGTTGAGAAAATTGGTTCAGATAAAATCAGAATTACAAAAACAGATGGAAGAACAGTAACACTAACTTTCACTGATGGAGCGAATGATCTTGGATTTACATCTTCTCCTACCTTTACGGCAACTGCATGGTCGGATCTTTCATTCGAAGCAAGTAATACTACACCAAATGGTGAAGTTGCGCCTGGTACTTATTGGTATAATGCGGATCTTAAAATGGAATTACTACGTGCTGAATATGTAAATGGTGTACAGCAGTGGGTAAAATATGCATGGTCTGAAGACCAGACAGGCATTTACTCAAATGAATTACAACTACGTTCAATGAAACCAACTGCACGTAAGGATGGAACATCTTCACTTGTAGACGGTGATATCTGGGTAGACACCGATGCGGCGAATTATCCAAATTTATATCGCTGGAATGGTAATACATGGGTAAAATTAGATAATTCAGATCAATCATCAACAAACGGTTTGATATTTGGACATTATTCAGCAGATGCGCCATATGATACATTAGGAAATGAAGCAAATCGTGATGCACATG